GAAGATAGCTTTTTTTTCTTAGGCATAAAACCTCCTTTAGCCCTGTTAACCACAGTCTATAGGGGTTTACGAAGAAATTGTGTATTTATTTAATTTATTTACTGACTGATGCTGAGTTACTACCAATTTGTTTCTTGGCGTAAGTCTTAATTACTGCTAAAGCTGCACCACCACCTGCAAGAGCAGCAAGTTGTAACACTTCTGCGTCAACTCCTACCAAGGGAGCTACTGTTAATGCTCCGATGAAGGCTTCGATAAATGTCCATCCTGTACGTTCTAGCATGTCTTTAAGGTCTGCACTCATTTATAATCTCCTAGTTTATTAATCTACCTTTAATCATAGCATTAGTTTTGATGACATTACCGTTTATCTCCTGCAATTTGTCATATACAGACTCAGCTAATATTAAATGATCTTTAGCTTTATTATCTACTGGTTTATTTTCCAACAAATTATTAATAGTATTGTATTTAATAGTAACTTTCTTACCTTGTAGTAATTGATTAGCCACTTTTGAATACATCTTTTTGTACGCCACAGCACTTGAGCCGATAAATCCATCATCAGATATGTCTAAGTCTTGTTGTGACTCACCCACAATAAGACAGCCAGATGTATGCTCGTCTGTATTACCTGTATGAATTAATATATAGGTAAAATTAGGTACGTTCTGTATGTGCAACATACCATAATGTGCAGTCTTATATCTCTCTGAATACTTAGCATGAAACCCACCAGTCTTTCTAAACTCTATATCGTATGTACCTTCTGGTATGCAGGTTTCGTGCATTACTTTGACTGCTTGGTATTGATCTTCTAGTGTATAACACTCAAACAAACCATCTATAAACAACATTCCATTGGTAGCATCTTTTCCAAATTGTGTTCTAATAACATCTAATTGCATAATTAATCCTTTCTAAAACCTATAGTTAGTAACCAAACACCTAGTGTAATTACAGTCGCTAATCCAGTGACCTGCTGTGCAGATCCAGTAAGTGTCAGGGTAGCTATAACCAAACCTACTAATGTCCAACTAAGGTTCAATGTTTCTTTTATTGCCTGGACAAACCAGTTCCATAATTTATTTATCATATTTGTTTCCTAAATACAAACGC